ATTGCTGCTCCAGTTACGTTCAAAAATAAACCCAAAGAAAACAGGTTTCCCATCCACATCCAGACGGAGGGCATTGCCCTCCTCAATCTGGAGACGTTTGTCCGGGATCAGGGTAAAAGAGCACTTTCCAGGCTGCCCTCTGCGCTGAGTCTCCCAGGTAATGGCTCCGTTCACCACTGGCTCATATACGGTCTGACCATTCTGGATATATAAATGTGCTTCCATTTCCCACCTCCTATGGCATAGTAAGAACCTGTCCCGGATAAATAAGGTTGGGATTTGTTATTTTGTCACGGTTCAGGTTATGAATTTCCTGCCACCGGCTCCCATTGCCAAGCTGCTTTTTCGCTATGGACCATAAACAGTCCCCCTTGGCAACCGTATAGCTCTTTACCGGCGGCAGCTCTCCCTGGCGTTCCCCTTCCTGTTGCCCAGACTCTATTTCCTGTTTCTCTTCATCAATGATAAAATTCATAATTTTAGTTCCATAACTTTTATATTCCTTCATTGTGAGTGAAACGATAAGATCCAGTCCCTCATTCACATCATCCGTAACCTTATAATCTTCCATGGTTACATCCATGCTGGTATCAAAAAGACTGTTACCTCCCATCCCCTGCCGGATAACGGTAAATTCAAAGGGGCTTTGGCCATCCTTTAACTCCTGAAGTCTTTCCAGAAAATCCTCCGCACTGTCAATACTTCCATCCCAAACCGCACAGGGGTAATCCATTTGTGGAATGATTACATCAATGCTTATTTCCGCGAGGCCAAAGGACTTGACCAAATTGATTTCTTCACCGTTTATCAGGTTCACCGTCTTATTCTGCCCGCTATACTTGACAGGAATTTTTTCCGGCGGTAATGGGAGACGCATATCGTCAACGTATACTTCATATGCCATTAAAAATTCACTCCTTCCGCAGCCGAAGAAAGAATTTCGCTGGTAGCATCACCAAGCCTTCGGTTCATTTCATCATAATCAGTCACGTTCTTTATGGTGTTGTTGTTATTTACATCAACTTTCAGTTCAGCAAGAGTAAAGCGGTTGATGATTTCCTGTTCTGCAGCATCCCGCATATACTTCAGCTCCTCATCCACGATATCCATTGAGTCTGCCATGGCCGCCGTATTCATGGCGGTATCTGCAGTACTCTGAACTATGCTGTCAGTTGTTCCGGACAGAGCGTTTTCCGAATTCCCTCTTCTAAAGTAATCTTTTATCTCATCAAATTTTCCCTTTGCACCACCTTCTACCCCTCTTCCAAATGTATCCCACTTCTGGAAGTTATCACCATAATTCAACCGTTCCATTGACCAGCCAAGGTCAGCTAATACCTGATCCATGTCCAGTTTATCTGCTTTGACCTCATAAGATCCATTTCCATACTTATCAGCTAACTCATCGGCAAGATTAGATAAATTATCCCGCCAGCCTTTCACAGTATCTGCCATATGCGTACCAAATATAAAGTCCAGTCCCTCTGCTATCTTTTGTATCACCCCGAGAACCGTATCACCTAAATCCGCAAATAAATGAATCACGGAAGCGACCGGATCATTAAACAGATTTCCAAAAAAGTTTGCAAAGGCTACCCAACCATTATAAAAGTACTCAATAATCCCAAAGCCAATTTCCAGAAGCCCCATAAGAGCATTGGCTATAAATGCAACGGCTACCGCAATAGCACCGCATATTAGTCCGGTTGCACTGTAAGAGGTTCCGGCGAATTTATTAACAGCAGCCACACCTGCATAAAAAAGTGCTATCAATATGATAATTGCCATAATTATAAAGTTAATAGGGCAGGCAGCTAATGCTGCATTTAATCCATCCTGTGCAGCTATCAATGCAATTATCGCTGCAGTCTCCGCCCAATCACAAATTGTTTTCCCTACCACACTAGCCGCATTCTTTATTGTCTCAATCCAACCTTCCTTCATGGTCGCATTGTAAACTATCAAAGCCGCAATGATTCCCCATAAAACAGGCTCAATCACAGGCCATATTTCAGAAAAAGCTCTCCCCACAACTCCCACAACAAATCCAATAGCACCAAAAATCCCACTAATTTCACCGACTTTTCCTTTAAGCCCGGTTGTGAAGCTGCTGATCGCTTTGGTCACATTGTCAACTGTATTGCCTATGGGACCGGCAAGTCCAATATTGACCGTCTTAGCCAAAGAGCTCAATGCGCTTGCTGCATCATTGTATTTCACATTGTTTAATTCTTCCAGGTGTTCCGTTGACAGCTTTACAGACCCATCCAAGTTGGACAATGCCATTATTCCTTCACTGCCAAGCTCTCCCCAGGCGCTGCCAAACAGCTTCATTCCTGCTATATTTCTACTGACAGGATCTTCCATACTGCTTAAAGCGGCAATGGTCTGTTGGAATGCCTGCTTTGCTGTATCACCGCCACTTCCGAATGCCTCAGTCAGCCTAGCAGCATCAAGCCCCAAAGCAGAAAAACCTTCCTGAGCGTCCTTTCCTCCGCCAACAGCCCTAGATGAAAATTCCTTTATAGCCTCACCTAAAGTACTGACTGAAACCTCTCCATTCTGCGCTCCATTGATAAGCATATTAAACATGTCCGCCCCGCCAAGGCCTAAAGCCTTAAACTGGGAGGAATATTCATTGATCGTATCCAGCAGTTCACCGTTTTTATCAAGCCCGGCCTGGGTCCCCTGCACAATTAAATCCAATGACTGGGCTCCGGTAGCTCCAAACTGTTCTTGCAGCACTCCGGCAGATTGGATACTGTCTGCTAAGCTATAACCAAAGGTATCTTCAAGGAGCAATCCCGCTCTTGTAAGCTGCTCCAGACTATCCCCCGTCTGACCAGTCATTTGATGAACCGAAGACAAACTCTTTGCTGCATCTCCCGGACTGCCGCTTATGTTATCCACATATAGGTTTTCAGCACTTTGCTTTGCCATATCCAGATCCTGCCCCTGCATTCCGGTCCTGGACTGAATGATATTTCCGGCAGCTTTTAAATCATTTGCCTGGTTGAATATTTCCATAGGGTTGGTGTTGATTCCCATCTTACCCAAACCAGATGATGCCTTATCCCAGAGTTTCTTCATTTTCTGGATTTTTTCCTTGCCCTCATCTATGCTTTTATTTAATTTTTTCTGCTGTTCCTTGGCTTGTACGATTACCTCCGTAACCTGTTCAAACTGAATTCCCATACTATGAATATCCGTTACTGAAGCCGACAACCCTGGCAGTCCCATAAAATTGCCTGCCGCCATCTGGAATTTTCGAAAGGATTCACTTGTAATATTGATTGAATGATTGATTCTCGTTAACACGGAGGAGGCTCCATCCTGAAGCTGTATTGAATTTTGTATTGTTGCCATACGCTTTCCCTCCTTTCCTTTTTGGAAGAACACCTTAAAAGGTGTTCTTCCATTCTTCTATCTTTTCCTTGCAGCCTTCGCCTTTTGTGCTTCGTTCTTATCATTTTCCAGCTTAAGCTGTACCGCTGCCATGACAAATGCCCGTTCATAACGGTCCAGGCTTAAAAACTCATGAGGCCATTTATGGAGCTTGTGGAGGCAATAGTAAGCAATATTTGCTTCCATATCGCCTCCTTCTATCAGTTTTTTGCCTCTTCAACCTGTTCTTCCAGTGTAATATCAAAACCATTTACCTGCTGAATGCGTTCCAGATAACCTGCGTATTCACCGGCAGTCAGCATGGCCTTTAAAAGGCCGTCTGCCCCCATAACATGATAGGAATCCTGCAGTTCCTTATCATTTAAGTTAGGATAAACCGTACATTCTGCTGCCAGCTTACCAAGATAAAGGTTGTAATCCGTTTCCTGAGTATACTGTCCCTTTTTTCCGGTTACTGAAACCCGTTTCGTGCTCTCTTTTCTCAGGGCTTCATCTTCCTTAGAAGTAATCGCTTTAATTTCCCATTCCACTGGTTTTTTGTTTGTTCCTAAAAAACGTTTGGAAGCAACGAATTTTTCATGTTCTGCCTTTACTGCATTCTGACTTAAAAAACAACTTAAATCTCCCATTTTTTCTTATCCCCTTCTTCTTTTACTGCATTCCAGCAAGATTACTAAATCTTTCCGGCATTTCCCAGCTTTCAAATGTGAATTCGAACTCATCTTCCAAATATTCCCCTGTTGCGTCAAATTTGGTGATAATTCCTCCATTTAAGTTACAATCCTTTAAAATCACAGTCTGGCG